TACTTCCCCTCACCTTTGGCCGGTATTCTGTGGCCCTCATCAACTATCAAACAGTCAAACGGAGCAAAGTTTCCCCACCTTTTATAAATACTGTCAATGCTGGCATAAAGAACCGAATTGTCTTCGTCTCGCTGTTTTAGTCCTGCAGAATAAATGCCGATATCTCCGTCGGGCCAGATCTCTTTTAGTTCTTCAGCATTTTGTTTGACCAGTTCTTTTCTGTGAGCCAAAATACAAACTCTAAACCGAGGATATTCTGCTTTCCATCTCTGGATAGCCCATGCCATCATTAAGGACTTCCCTCCGCCAGTTGGTATCACAACACATGGGTTTGAGTCGTGAGTGCAAACGTGGTGATGAAGCGATTCGAGAGCTTCCTCTTGATATGGACGTGGTTCTATAGCGCTGCTCTTAGGCACGGGAAACGGGCTCATTTAAGCCCTTTCTTAAATTCTCTAAGTCTCTCTTCCCTGTTGTGGATCGGAGCTCTGTTTTGAAGTGTTCTTGTTGCGTGTCTCCATTTCATCAGCTCAAGCTCTGTTTTTGCGCAGATAATGTTAATCCTTAAACCTCCGATATCGAAGTAGAAACAGGTGTTTTCCGGCTCCCCACTACCTTTACCAGTTTGCGTTATGATAATCCTCTTCATCATAACTTCTGCTTTAAGTTTTTGAGCATCAAGTTCGTGCATCACAATATCGATGTCGCTTTTTTCGGTTGCAGGTCCGTAAACCTGAGATCCTGTTAAAACAATTTGTGATTCCATTTTTTTGTTGTCCCTGTTGTCTTTTGTTGTCCCTGTTGTCTTTTGTTGTCCCTTTAAAAAGGTGCCTTTTCTAAGATTAATGCCGACTTGTCAGCTATAACAATAATGGCTACACGATGTCCTTTTACCTCTTTTACCATGTATTCTTCGGTAGTCTGGCTGGCGCTCGGATTTGTGTTTGGTAAAGATTCGTTATACTCTTTTTCCCATGCTTTATTAATCTCTGAAGCTGGCCCGCTCCAAACTTGACGACACGCATTAATAGGATAGCGGTCGAGAATATTATCTATTGGCGTTCCGCCATAAACAACCTTAGAGCCGGGGAAAGCTTCCTTAACCTCTTCTGTTTTCTTGTTCATGCTTTCAGGTGAGCAAGCCATCAGTTCTTTCGTATTCCAATTCCCACAACCACAACCATGCGTCCATATCGACCCGTCACTGTTGGTAAATTCTATACTTTCGTTTGTGGCGTCCGTAGGTTTCGCAAAGCTAATCAAATCTGGGATTACAAGGTGGTTAGGACATGCTTGGAACCTTTTTTCGTTAGATATTGTATTGTTATGAAAATTGCAGCTCCATCGGCCATGATCGGTGTCCATCTCTGGGGTAGCGTGGCAACACTGTCGGCAGGAAATATATGGTACTGGTAGAGCTTTTTTTGAAGTACCCCAGCAGAGATCCGCTGCAGAACAAAATTTACAGGCAAATGTTCCCGGCTTGTCGGCACAGCGTTCAGGTGGTTGTCTGGCTGTAATGATCCTCCGGGCTCGCTCTGTCATGTTGACAGCGTATTTTCTGTCGTAGTTGAATCTCTCGGTGTAAAGTTCGTCAGTATCTTTGTTTACAGCCATGTAGAGGGTGCGCTTCATTCCGGTTTTGTGCATATAAATTTGGCATTGAGCATAATGCTTCGGGTGCTCAACTTTAACGCCTCTTTTTTTCAGGGCAGCATAGTATTTTTTGTTGTGAGTTTTAAATTCAAGGAGATGCCAAGTCTTTGGAGCCTCAAGGACTCCTAAACCGCAACCGTCCAGATGCCCCCGGAAGTGACCTGAAATATCCACAAAACCAAACTGTTCGCCATCGTCGTTAAGGTCGTGAACGGTAACGCCTGTGTCGCGTAATTCTTTAACCATTCTGGCTTCTTGCAGGTGGCCTGTCTCAAATAACCTGTATAGTCTGCCAGGGAAGTCCTCTCGCATGCAATCGTTAAAAACATACCAGAGGGCACGGTCGCATTTCTCACCGATAATGCTGGCCCCCAAATATGTTCTTGGAGGCTCAGCGTCACCGACTCTTTTAAGATTAGCGTATATGGCCGTGACTGTTCGTGATTCTATTGGGAGACAGGAACTAATATCTCCCATTATTTAATCACTAAAATTTTGTCACGGGTTGCAAGGCAAGCGCCTTCAACTTCAACACCAGCTTTAAGATCTGCCCGAAGAACATCGTTCAAAACGATTGTTTTAGTTACCTCCTGCAGGTATTTCTCAGGGAGAACTGGTATTTCATTTAAAGTCTCGGCGTAAATATCGATAGGTGCTTTTCCGCCCGGCTTCTGGACGTTAAGAGTATGTTTGTCAGTTTTAAGTTTTGGAATGTCTGACGTTTCCATCGCATGCCTTAAAAGTTCTTTAACCTTGTCGGCTTTTACTCCAAACTGTTTTGCCCGAGCCTGAAGACGTGCTGCTTCTATCTTGAGGGATTTCTCTTGAGCCTGAGCGTCTTTCATAATATAGACAAAATCATCCGCCTTCTCCCGTAGGTTTTCCACCATATCGTCATAAAAAGACTTTAAGGCGTCGTGATATTTTTCCGACGGTTCAGCAAGGGCTTGACCTTCAGAGTCTGTCTCTTCGGTAAAAAGGTCCCATGCTTCTGCAAAGCCGTCAGGAGTCCCAAATGTAGTCAACGCTGGTTTAACTATCTTTAGTGCTGTGTTCATACTTTACTCGATTCTATCGCTCCCATGGCGGTTTAGTTGTGGTTGAGGTTTTTCCTGCTGACTTGGATTCTTCTGTGGTGTTTTTAGTCGTAGGTTGGGCTGAGTTTTGGCCGCCTTCCGAGCTAGGCTGAGAAACCGGGCTGTTGCCGTCTGCAGGCTTGTATGCTCTGACCTCGTTTTCAGCTTCGTGGGTTCCGTCGGCAGCTTTAACTTTAAGTTTTATGATCAACACTTTTTCAATCAGTTCTGAAGTGTCGCTTATAGTGGCCAGTCCAAGCGCCAGTCCGAGTGACGTCATTTCTGCAATCCCAATTTCAACGCATTTCTGGTTTGGGTTGCTCAGGTTAATGTTAGAAAAAACTTTCCGACCGTCAAACTTCTCCCCAACAATAGAAAACTGAAGCTTAAGGTACTGACCGTCCTTTTTCTTTGTGTCTTTTACTTCCGCTTTTTCGATAAAAGCATGATAGTCGCCAGGGGGAAGCGGCGCAAAATCTCCAGCTGGTTCGTGATCCCCGGGATTAAATGCGTTTCCACCATATGCGTCTGATAAATCGCCCATGTTTTAGTCTCCTTGTAAAATGTTATTATTTTTTTGCGGCAATTGCCACAGCGTTCATAAACTCACTCCAGTCAAGCGGTAGCTCATACGGTAATCGGCCATATGCTCCACGTCCACCGCCGGGATGAGCTGGTCTTTTTTGCGTAAACAGGAATCGAAATCCGCTATTTATATCAATACCCTTGTTTGCGGTTTTATTAAAGCCCTTGTCTTCCTTTTTAACTTTAACCTTTGTGTTACAAAACAGGATAACGTCTGCCCAGCGGAAAAGCATATTTACGGCCTTCTCGTGTATATCGAGAATGTATTGGTCGTAACTTTCGCCCGCAGGGTCGTCAAACCGCTTAACCTTTACATGTCCAATAATAATACTGGACATTTTCTTGTGACTTCTTAGTGCGTCTAAACCTTCCGTTATTTGTCTCCAATAAGACACTGCTTCGGTAAAACCCTTACCATATCCACCACCAACACTTTCAATGTTCGCAACGTTTGCATTGCTACATACTGCGTTCCAGACAAGCGGCTCCGTTGCGCTGGCGCTGTCAAGTACGACGGTCCTGTATTCGTGATCTCCAGAATACAGAGACCCAATAGCCTCTATAATGTTTTCAAAACTGTTGCAGGTTGGAAATTTTGGAACGTCAAGGTCGTCAGCGCCTTCCTCACCTTTGACCGAGATTAAGATTGGAGCGTTCAAGCCTGTTTCGGCAATCTGCCCACCTTCAAACCGAGTGCCACAAGAGAAGGTGGTTTTACCAATCTTCTCAACACCCAGAACAATTATTCGGGGAGCCTGCAGGACGGTTTCTTTTTTTATACTGTCAAGACTATAACTCACTAGTTGCCTCCTTTCAATGCCTCTGCCAGTTGAAGTTTGGCGAATTTAACGATTTTACGCTTGTCAAGATAGCCCCACCGAACCCTAGATTTACACGCCTCAATATACCTTTTAAGTAAACGTGCTCTCGGCGCTTTTACGCAGCTTGAGAATACCTGGCTGCCTAGTTTGGCAACAAAAGACATTTCTTCAGACGTTGTGTAGTTCATACGGCACCTCCTAAAAAAGGCACAATAAAAAACCGAAATCAAAACGGTGTGTGGCCCGTTCTAAAATCGGTTCTCTAAAGTGCCTATTAAATTTATTTTTCATTGATATCCCCACACGGAATTAAAGATTAGACTGAAATAAAACACATCTTAAAAATATTGTCAACTTTTTTATCACTCGCTGAAGTTTCTTTTTAGCTGTCTCAATCTTTTCCAATAACTTTTTGTACCAACTTTTCTTCCGGACCGCCTTCCGTCAAGAGTAAAAAGCCAGCGATGTCTAAATGCAGCTGCAACAAATTTAAAATCATCTTCATATTGCGGATTTGTTCTTATTGCATTTAAAAGCTCGGCTTTTCTTGCTGGAGAAACACCTTCGGGGCTCAGTTGCCATGCAGCGTTCCGAATGATCTGAACGTCGCCTTTCACCTGGTCGTCGGCCTGTGCTTGAGTTAGTTTCAATTCGTAATACATTGCTAGAGATGTCGGGTCTGGATTAATTTTGTTCCTTCTTCTTTTCACCATAAGATCAAAAACCTGTCTTCTCTCGTCAGCGCTGGAAATAGAAAACACATTAACAGCCTGATCAAATGACAATCTACGATACGATACTCTAAACGGAGACTCTGCAGCCCTGTCTTTAATGTTTTCTTGCTGCCGGGCAGTGAAGCCATTCCACCGATCAGCTGAGATTTTTTTGCCTGATCGTAGATCTTTTGTAATCATCCTGCGACGGTCTGACTTTTCAGCGTCTGCGTGAGATATGTTGGACCGTCCCCCACGATCTCGGTTAAAACCTATCATCATTTTTTGAGCTGGAGATCTTGTAATATAAGCCGGAGCCGGAGCTATTCCGGACCCACCCACCAAAGCTGCCTGTGTAACGGTTTCGCCATTCTCATGAAGCTTAATATAGTTTCTGACCGAAAACGGCATAAACATACTTTCAACAAAATGCCCTACAATCTGCTTAGTTTGGTCCAGAGGGCTTCCTTCCCGGATCACCCTGCCAAAGTAATCCTCATTGGTCCAAAGATCTATTGCCGCACCCCACAAGGGGTTCAGCTTGTGCGTGAGAGTTTTTACTGGTTGTGTTGTCCATGCTATTATGTCTTTTGAGTAATGAGGGAAAGACCATCTCTCTGGGCTTCCATCGCTGTTAAGGTGTCCTGTTTTAGGGAAATAAAGATCCTTTGGTTCTTCTGGCGGCTCTCCGGTTAGAATGTATTGGACCAGCATTCCTTGGAGCGCATACGATATCCCGGCACCTAAAGCATAACCCATCCGCCTGGTAACAATATCCTGACCCGGCCCAAGTCTATTAAAAAAGGTTGCAGTGTCCCACACACCCCCGCCAAACTCTCTAATTGATCCCAGTGTCCAGCCCGGGGCACGAAAGGCAAGCATAACAACCTCTTTAAAAGTTCGGTTCCAATTGAGGTTGTCATATCTGAGCTGACCCATCCTGTTATCAACATTATCCCACGCTCCAGCCATTTCTGCTTGAATTCTAGTGTCGTCCCAACCATGTTTTTCAGCCTGCTCGTAAATATCTTCAGCCATAAGCGCGAATCCTGCCAGTTTTAATCGCGGGACCTCATGCTCCATTATAATCGAGGAAACCTTCTCGGTAATTGCCATAGCAGCGTTAAACGGAGTTTTGATCACCCCTACAGTCTGACTGCCGACAGTTTCGCCAAACCTTACTTGCCGCAGTGAATCGATCAACCCTTGGGCGGCATTGTTTTTATACGCCGCATCCATAGAAGCACTACCGCCGGCCATGATTATTGCCTGTACCATTTTCTTCATATAGGGGTCGGTGATGTCGTCTATATTTTGGCCCATAGCCTCTATAAGGTTTTTCCCCGTATAAAGGATATCTGTAAAAGGAGCTAAGGGGGTTTTTAACCATGTTAGCCCAGCTCCCTTAATATCACCCCGGGTAAGTTTCTGGAATCCAACCCCAAAATGCGTATTTAGTGTGTCAGTACCAACATTGATCCCGTGAAAAGCACTCCAAGCGTGACTCAGGCCTAGAGATATGTTTCTCAACCTGCGAAGTCCATCGTAAATATTTCTTATTATAATGTTTTTGTGAGATCCGAGCCCCGGCGCTAAATGTCTTTTAAGAATGGTTGCGGCCTCGTCTGGCAAAGCCCACTGGCCAACATTCAACACGCCTTTTATTTCCAGTTTTTCGCCTCTGGTCCCGAGAACCACTGATCTGTCAAGGTTTAGGAGCGGGGTAAGGTCATCATTATTAGCTAAAAAGTTCTTCCATTCTGCTGTGATGTTTGGAGCGACTTTAGCCATCTTTTCCGGAGCGGCAAGCCAAGCCTCAAGAAGGACAGCTTCCTTTTCAGGTTTTTTCCTTAGATATTTTTTATAACCTTCCGGGACGTTTTCCAGTCCTTCCCGTCTCAGATCAGCAAGAGCTTGAAATTCCTTTTTAATGGCGACACGTTTTGCGGTCTGTTCAAATTTAATAGGCTGGCCTTTGAGTTTGCCTTTTTCATGTGTCCGGCCAATAGTGTGAGGCCCTAAGGTCATATGGTCATAAAGTCCATAAAGATCCCCTATTTGATGGCCAAGTTCGTGAGCCAGTACGGAAACCGGCCCGGCAAACTGAGTTTTTATTTTCTTTCCTGAATAACTCATTCCCCAGGCATTACCTTTTAATTTTGGAAGCCTCTGGTGTTCTACGCCCATCTGTTTTAATACACCTGTAAGCTGATCCACGAGGAGCTTGTCGTAAGCCTCTGGGACGTTCATTTCGGGTTTTGTGTTAAAGATGAGGCTGGGATCGTCAACAAAGGTCCAGCCGGTCTTTTTAAAATTCTTTTTCAAATCTGCAGGGACAAAAATAGCCAGTCCCTGTTCTTTGAGGTCTGAGATAATCTTCTTACCGGCGATATACCTGTGCATCTCATGGAGCCTTAGAATTGTCATCTCAACAGGATTATAGTTTGCCAGCTCCAACCCTGCATCAATCCCCTCTTTTAAGGTTAAATATTTCCTTTGTTTAAGGAATCCTTTCGGGACCAGACTGCGCTTAGAAAGTAAGCCAGATATCGTATCCTTATTAACATCAATTGTTGTAATTTTTCCCGTTCTTGGATCTTTTACTTTCTTCCTTCTTGCTTTAAACAGGTGAGGAAAGTAGTTCTCGATATATTCCCTCAACACTCCAAACTCCTGGACGCGAGTTCGGCCCTCGTCCAACATCTTCCGGAGGATTGCAGCAGCTTCGTCCAGTTCTTTTGTTTCCTGAGGTCGAGCACCGTCCGGATCTTCCATCCGATCAATAAAGTCAACAATGTCCTCCTGAGGCATGAAATGGAATATTTTTCCCGCCTTATGGAGCTTGGCCCGTGTCATTTCATCGAGCTGAGCCGCTTCCGCAGTCCTTTTCCTCTTGATCAGAGACATCTTCTTCCCGGCATCGCCTCTGGCTTGCGGCATGAGGAGCTCAAGCGCCCCATCAACGTACTCGTTTGACTTAACCTTAGATAGTGCCACTTGTCTCAAAGTCTCGGGAGATGGCTCTGTGGGGGCCTTCTTGGTTGGTGTTCTCACCTCTTCAGGCATGTAACTGTCTTCAGCGGCGGCGGCGGCCATGGCGTTCCCGGAAGGAGTA